GTCTGTTCCTCGTTTTCTTGATTTATCCATGGAATAAAAAGAACTTTTAGACCAGCTAAATTTACTTCAGTTGGTTCCGAATGTACTGTAAAATTTTTATATTCTTTTAGTAATAAGTTAGGTGAATTAATTTTGTTTGTATTTTTAAACTTTGATGTATGATTTCCAACAATGATATGATGATCTATATTTAATTTTTCAAGTTTGTCATAGTAATTTTCCTTTGCCCATTCAATTGCAGAAAAATCAATGGAATTTCTATTATCAAAAGTATCCCCAAGATCAATAACAGTTTTTATTTCATTTTCCGTTAGATAAGGAAAAAATACATTCTCATAAAATTGAAGAAAATAATCATGGATCAATTTTGAATTTTTACGAACTCCGAAATGCTGGTCATTTATGATTGCTACTTTCATTATCTACCTTACCAATTAGTATCTAAGTTTCTGATGAACATTGTCCTTAATGCTGTTATAATCAGAATAGTTGCCACCATAAATTGAATTATCATCAGTAAAAACTTCGTCAAATCCAGATCTTTCTAATATCTTACCTTTAATTTCCAATTGTCTCTTTTCTTTTTGTATTCTTCTTAAAAATGCATAATGTATAACTTGAGTGAAATAAGCAAATGGATTTTGTGATTTTTCTGGATCAAAATTCAAAATGTATTGTACGCAATTTTCAATCCCATCTGAAATCATATCATCCTTAAACATATAATTAACAAAATTTGGTTTAAACGATAAATGAGTTGCAATCTTATAAAAACACTCTCCAATATAATTTGGTATTCTTGGTTGAGGTTTATCTAATTCTTTTGCTTCTTTTACCTGTCTACGATATTCTATCATTGCAGATAAAAAATCTTTATTATTCACATAATGTATACTTCTTTTTCTTTTTGTCATTACGCTTGTCTGCATTTGTTTACACTACTTATATGTAGTAACACTATAGCATGGATTTAATTCCTTGTCAAGCCCTAGGGGAGAAGAGGGGGGGGGTTGACAAGATTTTGAGAATGGTGTATAATAGCTTTGTTAGCGTTGAAGCCACCAGTAACTATTAACTTTATATAATATAAGAACAAATAATACTCTTTCCGAAGGAAAGGTTTTCCGTAGGAAAACTAATTAAGAGTTATTGTATATCTTTTCTAACATTAACTTAGCTTCATTCACGTTATTGATATATCCCATCTGTTTAGTAACTTTAGCCATATTAGGATGTCTATCATTTTCTAAAGTATTATTTTGTTTTTTATTAACGTATTTCTGATGCATTTCAATCATATCATCATCATAAGATTCAGTCATAGTTAATACTCTAGATATATCAATTATCAACATATCATCAGTAGTAGTTTTCATCCATGGTTCTATCTTGTAACCAATTCCTTGTTTAGTTTTAATTTCTGTTATTATTATTGGATCTGATAGAATCAATAAAATAGTATCATTTTCTTCTGTAGCTGATACTTTACTGAAAATTTCTTCTCCTGTTATTAACTTTAAGGAACAGTAAAAATCGTCTTCCATCATTTTCTAAAGTCTACAGGTATAATTTCATAATTAAATTGTTCTTCGTTGTATAGTTTGATTCTTTCTATAAAATGATTTAGGGTATAATTTTTTTTATTATTATGAGTACAATCATCAGCAATATCATAAAGAACAGCTTTATTTTTATCCTGTCCCAATCTAAGTAATCTACCTATACTTTGTAATATTTTTATTTTTGATTTATATGGAGATGCAGTTATTGCATAGTGTAAATTTTTAATTGAAATTCCAGTACTGAATACGCCATAGCTTGCTACAATAATAGCATCAACTTCTTTTTCTGTAATGGCTCTCACTTCCTCTCGTACTTCAACTTCAACTGAACCATGAACAAAAAATACTTTACGTGTATCTCCGACACTATTATTTATTAAATCATAAATTATTTTACCATGAGTATCTACTCTAGTGAATAATATTAAAGTATTCTTTTTTAAACTAACTGCTAAATTTTTTATGAAATTATTTCTCTTTTCGTTGTTAATGATAAATTGAATTTCATCTTCATAAGCGTCAAATTTTTGTGGTGGATGTCTAATCAATAAACAATTAATATCTAATTGAGCTGCTCTGCCTTTATCCATTAATTCTTTTGTTCCAATTGCTTTATATTGTGGTCCAAATAAACCAGCAATTACCCACTCATGAGTTTGAGAATCTTTTCCTCCATTGGATAAAGTTCCTGTAAATCCAAATCTGTATTTTGCACTATGAGATTTTTTCATAATGTCGATTAGACTTTTACTTTTACAAGTGTGGCATTCGTCTACGATTACGCAATCATACTTTTCAAAAAAGGATTTATCCAACTTATTAATACTTTGCCAAGTACTAAGAGTTATTTGTGGTTCTTTGTGTTCTATTTTTTTAATTTTCATTTTTAATTTTTTTAATAATTGTATTGGATAATGGACCTCTTTTTGGAATTTTTCCAGAAAGAATATAGTTAAATGTTGATATTGAACAGTTAAAAATTTGTTTGCAAATTTGTTTAGTTGTTAAATCATTATCAATACAAATCCAAGTTTTTCCAAAATCTAAACTATATTCATATCTATATTTTTTACAAAGATAATGATTTTTTCCGCTTGTTTTTTCTAATTTTTTTTTAACACAATTTTCATTGTGCATAGGATTATTTGTTATAAAAATATTTGTGCCATTTTTTTCTCTCGTTTTCATGCATTTATTATGAATTAATTTATTTTTAAATGCAGAATTTGTTTTTAACCATTTTTTTAATTCTATATTTCTTTGCTCTCGTAAAATTTCATATACCTTACTATTGTATGAAAAATTCTGTTTAATTGTATTCATACTCATACAATTTATGGCACATAACATCTTATAGTAGTCTCTACCTTCAGTAAATTTTGTTAAGCATAAATGGCAAATGTAATGTTCTCTTGGTGTTAATTTTATAATATTTTCTTGATCATCTGTGCCACCCATAGACTTTGGTACTATATGATGATTTTCTCCTATTGAAATTGGATAATTAAATCTATTAATTATTATTTTTTTATACCAATTTAAATATTTATTATTTTTTAATGGATAATAGCCATCTATCGTCAATTTCATCTGTTTCTTTTAAATCTTTTGCTAATTTTTTTTTATTATTTATAAGATTTATAGTTTCATTGCCATTAAATTTGTATCTAATGCCATCTTCTGTAGTTACATATACCCAAGATGGAGTTTTTTCTTGTCCAGTATAAATCATGTGGCAGTGATTTTCTGGATCCCAGCCATAACTATCCCAGTCTTTAAACATCTGATGAATTAAACTAGTTGTAGGAAAAACAACTAAAATATTAATTCCTTTGTTGATATAATATCTAATCAGAGCATAAATCATATAAGATTTACCAGAACTGGTAGCAGATATTAATGTTTTTCTGTTGTATCTTAAACATTCATATACTGCATCAATTTGATAATCATATGGTGACATTTTTTTGCAAATTGCGTTTAAATATCCTTGTATTCCTTCTCTAGTAATTTCATCATTAACTTCGAATGGAAGTCCATAATACTTATTGTTTTTAAATTCGTATGAATATCCGTGACTTTTTAGTTTTGCAATTACTCTATCTAATAAACCAACGTATATCTCTCCAGTAACTACAGATAATAAATTTATTCTACCATTCCATCCAGTATTTCTGAATTGTGGCATGAATTTTGCACTATCGAGTTCAAACGTGAAATATGGTTGCAATTCATGTATTACGTGTGGCTCACAATTTAATTTAATATAAACTTCGTTTTTCTTTTCTATGATTACGTCTGACATAATATAATCTTTATTTTAGGTATTTATGCCAAAAAAAGAAATTAGAATCCAGCTAAAAATTTCTGTACGTCTATGCAATTCTTAATTTGATAAGTTCTATTGTGAATCATTTTTAGTATATCATAAACAAAATCTAACATCGATTCATAATATTCAATTTTTAATGTTAGCTTAGAATATTCTTGATCTCCATCTATTGCTACTTTCAAATCTTCTGATCTTGCTTTATATAATTCGTTTGGTATTTCTTCTATTGAATAATTTCCTTTTCCTGTGAACAGATCATTTTTTTTCTTTTTTGTGTGTTTTCTTTCTTCTATTGCTTTTGCTTTTAATAGACGTAAATTGTTTAAAATATCATAATATTTGGAATGTAGTTCTGGAACTCTTAATGACTCTTCTTGTAAATTTCCCATATTAATTTTAGAGTCTGTCCGCCACATATCCTGTAGATCATTTATATTCATATAGTTTATTTCCCAAATTGTCAGTAATTTCGTAATATGTGTATTTAAATTTTACTTCTGCTGTAAATGGATCAGCATCTGTTATTGTAGCATCAAATAATAGAGTAGTCAAGTCATATGGAAAAAGATCATAAAATTTTATTTGAAAATTTGGTCTTTGGCTACTTGTTAATACTTGCAATGTTCCATCTGAATAGATATTCATTTTTGATTTAATATTGCTGTCAATATTTTTATTTTGTTGTTGTAAAGTGTAAATTTGATCTAATGTTTCTGGGTAACCAAGTCCTTTTATCCAATTATGTACTTCCATGTAATTTTCTAAATTTTCATCAACCAAAAAACGAAGAGTAAGATCTTCAAAAGATATCTTATCTCCTGGTTGTGAAATATCTTTCAGATAATTTGGTTGAATCGCAATACCCAATGTCATTGAGGGAATGTTTGCTGAATTTGAAAAGAAAGATACTTTTGGTGCTCTATTTAAAGTAAATAAAAATTGAGTTGGTAATAGAAAATTTCTGTTTTCTATTTGATTGTCGCAAGCACTAGCCATGGTTTTTTAACTATTTATGAGTTGGTATTGATTCATTGAATCCCAATAAAAAAGGGACCCAATTGGGTCCCTAATCTCTTTAATCAATTTTAAAAACTTGATATCCTTTATGTTGCTTTTGTCTTCCTCTGGCAACATGCATCATATTTCCTGGATCTAGTCCTCTATCTAAAGAATATTGACGGAGATTTTGTATTATTTCTATATTTCCATCAGGGGTTATTATTTTCCAATTTTTTTGATTTGCTTCTCTTGCTTTTTGTTTTTGGTATTCTGTCTGTGGTTTATTATTATTTTTTCTAGTATTAATTCTTTTTTTTATTGTTTCTTTAGATTGTTTTTTACCTAAATGTTTTTGTCTATTTTTTTCCTTGGATTCTTCTGATTGTTTATGTCCGACTCTTTTTTTAATTTTTCCGGACACATACATTTCTTTTTGTGTATCACTTATCTTTTTCTTTGTTTCTTCTTTATGTGTTCTCCCCCACCATGGATGATTTTCTCCTTCGTATTTGGGTGGTCTTCCAGATTCCAATATGTTTAATAAAATACCATCTTCTTCAAATCCTACTCTTCCATACTTTTTAATTTCATTTTCTTCTAATTCATATGAAGTTTCTTCTGTAAGATTTTCTGCTATTTTTATGATGGTTGGGATATTACCATCATCTATTAAGTTTCTTATGTATCCGTTTAGTCTTTTGTTGAATGAATATTCTTTTTTATCGCTTAAATGTTGCTTACATCTATTTCCTGTTCCTTTTCCGATGTAAAATATTCTATTTGTTATTGGATTTATTATATGATAAACATAATATTTTTTGTTTTTGTTAGAGTTCATGATTAAAAATTTTATAAAAAAAAGAGAGGGTCTAAAGACTCTCTCTTATTTATGTGATTATCACATTAGGTTTTTTACCTCACATGAGATTTCGGACAGAAACCCTTCTGTAATATCTATTAGCATTGATCTGTAGACGGCCAAGGCCCTTGTCGAGACCTTCAGCAAATGGGTTAGCAACAAGACCATATCTGGTCTTAAAGCCGATTTTTGGCTGGAAGGTGTTCTCACCAACGGCACGTACCATTTGGAGAGGAACATAAGGACAATAGAATAGTCCAGCGTCATAAGGAGAAGTACCCTTATAACCAACAACGTAATACTGGTTTGCAGATACGTTAGCGGAATATGGGTCAATATAGACACGGAACTTACCCATTAGAACACCAGCAAAGGTATTGCCAGTATCATCAACGTTAAGATTTGCGTTAAGTGCAGGGGTATAATCAAGTACGCCAGCCATGGTTAGAGCGGAAGCTACATCAGCGGAGCACATGATAACATTGCCCTTTCCTCTACGAGTTCTTTGTGCGATAGCGTTAGCATCACGCTCGATTTGGAAGAGAAGACCCTTGAACTTTTCAACTGACCAACGACCATTGGAGTCGATGTCTAAGTCGAATACACCAGGAGTTGCAACGTTTACTGCAGCACCTTGCTCAGCAACTTTATAGATGGTACGAATAACTTCACGGTTGATCTCAGCAAGAATCTCAGTTGAGAGAATATTTGCGAGTTCCGCTTCAGCATTCAGACCATGAATTGCTTTCAAGTCCTGAGAAAGCTCAAGGCTGTACTCAGCTTTCAATGCACGGCTCTTTGCTTCAACGAGAACTTTCTCGATGGAGAATGCCATTTCATTGAACTGGTTTCCAGCACCGTTACCGAGATTCTCAGAATCTCCAGTCTTCATGCCTTGGCCAACTTGATATGCGGTAGAAGATGCGGTACCAACTGGGTTAAGCAAACCAGGATTAGATCCAGAGTTTGTATTGTTGGTGGTACCCATACCAACTACTGGATCAGTGAAACCGCCAGTAAGATTAAATCCATCGTCCTGACCAGAGAAAGTGGTATCGACTTCATCGAAGAAGGTCTCAGCGCCACTTTGGTTGGTATAACGTGAACGCATCGCAAAGATAAGTCCAGTAGGACCAGTCATTGGTTGAACGCCAGCAAGGTCATAAGCGACCAAGTTAGGCATAGCACGACGAATTAGGGAGATCAGAACAGGATCGAAACCTGCAACTGGACCACCTGCGGTTGCATTACCACCAAAACCACCACCTGCGCCAGCAGAGTTAGCGGACATGGTTGGGGATTCCATTAATACCCCAGTGTTAAATGCTTGTTCTTGACGTAAGAAATTTTCTTGGTTTTCTAGCAAGACTGCGGTTACTGCTCTACGATGTGAATCTCTGATTGGATCAAGACCATCAAAGTTAAGAAGCGGTGCCCACTTTTCTTGCAGATGCTCGGATTGGAACATTTGCGTTTACCTCGTTAAATGTGTTTGTTTTTGTTTGATTAATATTAAAATCAATTAATTGACAACATAGAAGCTGCCTTCAAATATGCACCCATTGAACCAGAGTAAGACTCTGTTAAGTTGGATACGCCCTCTGAAAGAGTTTCAGGTTGTGATATTGGAGTTGCTTTTCTGGTTGGGAAAAAAGATTCCCTTAAGATCTCCAGTTTTTCACGATATTCTTTTTCACTCTCAAACTCAACACTTTCGGCAAGTGAAGCGAGCTTTTCTTTCTGAGTGGTCGCTAGACCTTCAGATACATAATCAAAGATTCTTACAGCAACCGACTCAGAAAGACGATCGTTTAAAGTAATATTTTTCTCAATTTGCTCGTTGAGTTTTGTTTCCATTTCATCAAGTTTTTCTACCATACTCTGTAGTACATCATATTTTTCTTCAGGGAGTTGTACATAATGTTCTTCAAAAAGATTCTTCATACCAGACAAGAAGGACTCGGAAAGTTCTTCCTTGATGCCATATTCGACAGCAAGAGTATTTTCTTGGATCCACTCATCGGCAACATACTCTAAATATGAATCTATACGATTCTCTAGAGTTTCTTTAATTTCTTCGACTTCTTCAATAAGTCTTTCTTCATAAACTGCTTCCAATTCTTCACGAATATAGGAAACTCTTGAACGAAGTGCAGCTTCGAAAATGGTTTTTGTTTTTTCTTTAAACTCTTCGGAGAGTTCTTCGCCACCAACAAGAGCTTCAATATCTTCATCAATATCAAAAGTCTCTTCTAGCTCTTCTTCGCCATCTTCATCTTCTTCATCATCATATTCTTCGCCATCTTCATCGAGATCGCCTTCATCTTCATCTTCTTCTGCTTCTTCTTCGATATACTCTTCGTCGTCAGTATACTCTTCCTCTTCATCTTCTTTTAGAGGATTTGGCATGGACTGCATTGCATCTGCAGCTTTTGCATTTTTGTTAACTACATTTTTAACTGGCTGTAATCCAGATCCAGCATCTTTTAGTTCAGCAGAACTATCATCTGGTCTATAGTTATCTGGTGTAGGTCCACCCAAATCTTCCCAATTACCTGATTGACCATCTGGAATACCAGTAGTCAACTTAGGCATTGGCTCTGCTGCTTTTGCATTTGCGTTAACAGCAGATTTGGATTGCTTTGTGCCCACTTCCATTTCTTGTAAATTTTTACCACGAGACATTTGAACTCTCCGATTTACCTGTATTAAATCTATATTTATTTAGTATTTTAATAATTACAACGAATTTAAAAATTCATTGAATAACTCTAGTTTTTTCTCTTCTAATCTTTTTGATTCGACGAGACTATTAATTTTTTTTCTTGTTTGATCAATCAACCAAGAATTTCTAGATGCATCATATACCCATTCGACTCCTTCCATGATTCCATTTACGAATGCATCTGGAGCAGATGGATCTGCTACTATATCAGCAGCAGTTGCGAGCATGAAGTCATCTGATACATAACGAACTCCATTTCGTTCTACTAGAGAGCCAATTCCACGAGATGAAACTCCCAATTTTACACCCTCACTTATGAGTGAAGATGCAATTTTTCCCATTGGAGTGTCAAGTATTTTTGCCTTTCCAATATAATTGGAACCACTCTCTCGCAGAGAAGTAATCATATGAGAAACTCTATCCAGATTTACTGTTGGTCCATCTGGATGACCGAGTTCGCCTAATGCTCTCCCTTTATTGATGTAGTTTTCGGTATATCTGTTTACTTCTTTGGCTAATGTTTCCATTGGATAACATCTTCCATTACGATTTTTTATGTCACCTTGAAGAAAAATGCCTTCAATATGTAGTGACTTTTTTCCGTTTTTTTCTTCGGTAATAAATTTTACTTTAGATATTTCTTCTGTAATAAGTTTCATGTTTTTTACACTTAGTACTAATATTTATTAAATTTTATTACCTACTAATCTCTTCCCAGTCCATAGAAGCAACAACAGTATCATTATTACTATTAGAAGCAACGACAAGTGTAAGTTCATAAGGACTTCCAGTTAATCCATTTCTTTCTAACTGAAACTTAAATAATGCTTCTTTCAGAATATCAACTTGACTTGCT